GGTTTCGTTGCCGCTAGGAAAGGACTTGACGTAGGCGAACAAGAAAAAAGCGAAGATCACCCCGGCAACACCAAAAAACGGTGCATAATTTACCCAGTTTTCCATACTAGTTCCCTCCTGTAGCGACCCAAATGGTTTGAGATTTTTGTCCAAATGGTTTGGGATAAAATGAAGCGCGCTGGCGAAGGGCGCAAAAAACCTGCCCGAGATGTGCGCCGATCTCGGCAGGTCGGAAAATCGGTCATAATCGGCCTAAATCGCCTCTAATGTCCTCCAAGTGAGAGAGCTAATCATTTAGTCTTACCAGATTCGAGTGCTGCCACTCGACCCTCAAGCTGAGTTAGACGATCGTCAATACTTGGCGGTGGATGCCTGTTCGTCCAGGGAGTTTTCTCAACTTCAATCTCGACTTCCTCTCCCTGGTCGTTCTTCTTTTTGATCTTGACCTTGCCGTCCTTGGAATCTCTCAGAGCCTTGAACTCTTCAATGCTACCAAGTCTCCCTATCTCTGGATACATATCGCTCAAGATGTCCAGCTTGTATGACTCTTCTCTGGCATTTATATAGTCTTGCAGCTCCTGGCCTGACAGATTAGGGGGAGCAACGTGGGTGAACTCGCACGAGTTGGCATCTACGTCAACCAGGAGAAACACCCATTGTGTACTATCGCCTACTGGCCTAGTCCCCTTGATTATTGTTCCCATACTATCTCATCTCCACTGCGTAGATTCTAGCATACACATTAGTCCAGGTATCGTTTCTAATTATATACACATTCCCATCGTTATCACACTTCAGCAAACCAGTACAAACAACAGGAATGTTGGCTACTTGACTAAACATGTAGATCGGGTAAAACAACCCTGCTGGGTCTGCGGAAATGTACAGGTTCTTGCCTGCTGTAGCGCAAGCACCTCGAATCTGAAGCAGGACAGACTGTGTATCCTTGGGTATTGCACCAGCAGATTGTGCCTCCAAATTAACGGTGGTGTCAGCAGAAATGGTATCATTGTCATAATCTGTAAGGACTTTTTTCTGTTCAAGCCAGATCATTTTATTCTGCGGTGGCACGTAGTTGCCCTCGCCTATGGAGGAGCCGAAAACAAGCATGGGTTGGGAAATGTAGGCTATCGCTCCATTAATGATATGTTGAATTTTTACAATAAAGGCAGAAGGAGAAGAGTCAATAGTGCGAGTAGCTTCGATCCACTCATATGAACCCCCGCCTGTATGATAACTACTATTTGTTATGCCTACTCCATCTGCAATAGCAATTCTGGTACAATCCGGTGTGTCACACTTTACCCAGGCACCAAAAGTAACAATACGCCCAGCAAATTTTTGATACCATTCAGGTTTGCTGCTAATGCTATATTGATATATAATTTCATAAGCCGCTGAAGCAGTTCCAACTATTTTAAGAGCATAGAATTCACCATCTTTCGTGTTAGACCCATTGTGTTCTCTATAAAGATTAAGGGCCGAATCTTTCCGCCACCCATCCGGCCCCAAATTATCAGCCGCCACACAGCCAGGGGTGACTTCGTACAAAGTGACAGTATCAAAAAGCAGGGTCCCACTTTCCTCATCGGCTCCATATAGATAGATATTGTAATTTCCACCATTTATTGCTTCAAATACACTCGATTCCGACTGCCACGAACCAGAAGTCACCAGGTCGGGAGTAAAATGTTCTGTCTCACCATTTTGGTAGACACTTGCTCTAACAGATTTTCCAGTTAGGGTTCCATTCTTTGCATAAAATATCAGTTTATATAATTTACCGGCGGTAAGAGTTATGGGGTCCGCAATTGACTTAGACTGTGTAGGCTGGTGAGTCATCTCCAGACAATTACCACTTTGTCCTCCAGCAACACTTGCTATAGTACAAGCGCTTGGAGTCCATCCACTCGTATCGCTATCAAACCCGCCATTCGTAACAAGATCGCTCCCCACATTCTCCAACGTAGCATTGCTCCACACACCAAAGCCGGCATTGCTCAGAAGGTTGACTTGAGGCCCCAGGTAAGCGTCCTCGGAGACCACGCCGGCTGCTGTCCGACGCAGGACGGCGTGGGCTATTCCGTCCTTGAGCTTCGAAAGGGAGATCTCTCCGGCCGGGATCTGGCCGTCCGTAACCCCGCCGAGGATCACATCAACCGTGCGGAGATCCCAAAGGGTGCTCTCGTTTACGTTGCCCGAGCCATCCGTATCGAAACCGCCGATTTTCCGGCTGTTATTGGCGTTCCAGCCGGTGGGATAGGTAGAGTTCAGACTAATCTTAAAAACGGGCGTGTTGCTGCCATCCAGGGGATAACAGCCATATATGTGATAGGTCTGTGATGCTCCGAAACTACTGCCTTCATCCAGATCCGCCTCTGTGAGATCCACATCGCTTTCGATGCAAAAGACCGCACCGTCCACCCGCACGTAAAACTCGGCGTTGATCCTGACCGTCTTTGAGGCTTGCTTGGTCAGAAATTTGTTGTTGTAAGGCCCCTGCAGAACGTAATTGACCGCAAGGGCAATGCTGCCGGCAGTGTTCCAAAGGACGCTGTTGCCCATCTCAAGCTCCTTATATGTGACTCAGGGCCTCGGAAAGCCTATCATGCTTTTCTTTCTGTTTACCAAACGCCTGGTGCATGTCGCGAAGCTCGTCTCCTTTCCGGGCGAGTTCTTCCCTCATGCGGGCGATCTCTTCTGCAATTTTTGTCTGCTGGGTAAGGATCATGGAGCGCCAGCTCGCAAGCTTTGACTCCAGTTCCTCTTGCCTGGCGCGAATATCGGCGAGGGCTGAGCCAGTATTTTCCGCCCTGGCTGCCAGGTCATCAATGCCGGCAACCAGCTTGTGAATCTGGAGAAGTTCATCTTGTTTTTCGTGACTGAGCCTCTTCAGCTCATCAAGCGTAACCCCGACGCTGCGTATGTCGCTTTCGAGGGCGTTTAACGTGTCTTCAACCTCACGCACCCCGGCAATCTTGGCCCGAAGCGCCCGCTGGTTTTCTTTAATCTTTTCATTAAGCACGCCCTTGAGTTTTTTGAGCTCTGACTTTTTGAGATTGAGCCGCTTCAGGTCTGCGTCCATCAGTGCCTTGAGCACAATCAATGCCCGGCGCGGCTCGACAGACTCGCAAATATTGATCACATCCTGCCTGGTAGCTATCTTGTCCGGGATGCCTTTCATCGCTTGCTCCCTTCTCGGTTTAAGACGGCCACTCCTGGCCCTCAAGACGAACATTCTCCAGGTTGGGATCAACATCCGCCTGTATCAGGTCCCAGGTAATGCCGCTCCAAAAATCCCATGCCAGAGAAAAAGTATTGTCCGCCCCCAGGATCTTTCCTATCCAGGGCACCAGGACCTCAACGGTTCTCCATTCCTGTTTGAGCTGAGTCAAAAACCAGGCGACCCAATCCTGGGCCATCGCCTGAATTCTGCAGGCAGAAAGCCCCACCCGTTCGATGCGCTCTCCGTTTTTGCTGATAGATGTGGCATCGAAATCCGTCTCAACTCCGTCATAGGCTTCGAAGCCGCCGCCCTTGCGGTAGTCCCTCTTGTAATGCGCATAGATCCGGTTGCGAATGTCGATCTCGGGCGTGGAGCCGAAAATCGGCTCCGCCTTGCAATCGTCCTCGGCGAAAGTCCTGGACGGGCTCGGCGCTGAGCCCAAATAAATGAGCTCGAATTTCCCCCTCCATTCCAGGAATTTGGACCGGCACTGGAAAGAGATCTTGCGCAGGAGCTCATCTGCTTCCTGGGCAATCTCGTGCAGAATAAAGCTCGGCTTATAGGTCGTTCCATAAGAGGCGCCGGAAGTGGCAAACGAACTTCCGATATCACTCGCCGACTCGCCGAGAAGCTCAATCAGGATATGTTTGCACTGCTGGTCCCACCGCTCTATGAGCGCATTGGGCGTTCCGGTATAGGTTCCGCTGGCGTCGTCTTCATAGCCGTCCACATCTGCGGTGACCATCGAGCCGATCACCGTGTCTGCGACAGAATTACCTGAGAGCAAGACGCCGGTGGCCGGGCCGGCAACGACGCCGGAGCCGTAATTGACCTGGCACCAGTAGACTTCATGAATCCTGAACTCGCCGTATACGCCGTCGTGGTGAAAGTAGGCCGTGAGGTTCCACTCGTCGCCGCTAAAAGTCAGCTCGATAGTGTCCTTTACATCAACACCGCCGGTAGGAGGCACGGATTGCCAAGCGGCCGTGCCTATCGTCACCTTGTCGTTGCCGGACGGGCTGGTGGACGAATACATAAACCTGACTTTTCTCCAGTTAACAGTCCCGCTTCCCGAATTGTTGAAAAAGACCCAGCAGTCGCCGTAGTTATCGCCCCCGGTAAGCCTTGAATACGTGTCCTCGTCGCCGTCAATCATGTTTCCGGGATTTACCCATGCGCCGCTGTCGCCGCCTGCACCTGTGGGATATCTTTCGTCCGTGGTCGAGCCAGTGGTCTCGTGGGAGTGAGAGCCCTGGCTCACATCGATCCCTACCTGCTTGACAAGCTTTGGCAGCACGCTAAAAACGATAACTGCCGTGGCGCCATAGCCTGATTTTTGATCTCCGCTCTTACCTGTGTAAGCTGTATAGTCGCCGGAATCAACGAGCACCATCCTGCCGTCGGTCGACCTGGCACAAACAGCATTGATGGCCTTGACCGGATGTTTTGCCACCTCGTAGATGTATTCTGTGAGCACCTCGGCCACCACGGCCCCTTTCTTATGTGCCTGGGCGGTGGTCCCGTTGGCGCCTCTGGAATTTACTGTGAAGGTATTGCCCGATCTGGAAGTGACTGTGACCTGCTCCTCGTCAATCTGGATGGTCTGGGCGCCGGTCGGAAAGCTGGTCTTACTTATGCCGGAGATGGTGATTGTAGTAGCCGAATCAGTGATATCAGCATCAAGGGTGTCAATGGCTCCGGTCAGCACGCCTCTGCATGGAACGTGATCAATGCTGCCATAGATTGTGTTTCTGATCTTGCCGAGATCGTCCGGGTCGGCGTTGGGAAAAGTGGCGGTGTCTACCACATGCAAGGGCAGGCGATTGCGCTTAGCGAGCAGCACATTGTGGACGTCTATTCTGAACTCGCGCCTGGTGATCGCGTACGGCTGGCCGCACACTCCCCGGAAGACGACCTGCTTCACATCGCTTGTAAAAGTCTCGCCGCTTTCAATCAACCTGAGCTCGTAAATCTTTATAGTTGAAAAGCAGAAGCGCTCGGCCGCATCCAGCTCGATCAAGCGATCATAGGTCAGGATCTGGCTGTTCTTGAACCGCAAGGAGATTCTCTGGTTCGACCCGAGCTCCACGCGTGCCAGTTCCACCGCGAGCTCGGAGAGGTCAAACAAATAATCCTCGTAATCCTGCGAGCTGGCGCCGTACTCGTATTTATAGTTGCGATCGGAGATATAAAGGGTCTTCGTGGGCAGCCCCCACTCTACCAGGTAGCGCCTCTCGAAGAAGGAAAGCTCAAGCCGCTCGTCTTGCGTGAGTGCTGGCAAACCCATTATGCGGGCACCTCGATCATTTCAAGTTGCAGGTCGTACCTGTTCAGGCTAGGCCGGTCAAAAGGGCCGATGTTGGGATCTGCCAGGCTCATGAAATACCAATTGCCGTCCAGATCCTTCAGCCAGAAAGGTTTCCCTCTGCTGTGCGAAAAGAAAGCCTCCAGGTCGTCTCTCACCGAACTGGACTGCACCTTGCAGAGGTAGTTTCTGTATTCGCGATCCTCTCCTCTGATCAAAAAATAAGGCTTTCCGGAAAGCCCCTCGGACCTTTCCACGTTGCCCTGCGGGCCGTTCTGATAGCCCCAGGCGATCACATCTTGAAGCTCTATCTTTTTTCCCATCCAGAGCTCCGGGATCTCCGGGATCGCGGCGAGAGAGGTCAGCACCAGCCGCCAGTACCTTTTTGTCTGGGCGCTGGCTGTTTCCTTGATGATCGGACCCGCAGCGCCGGCCCACTCAGTCACCATGTTGTACCAGTCAACGTCGTTGGCGCTGTATTCCCAGTCCAGCTGGGCGCCGCCGGTGAGGTTATGACCGGCGGGGATGATCAGCGTGTCCACATCATGTTGCGTCGCCGCCCCCTGGTCCGCCTTGATGGTGTGGTCTGCGGGGGCCGTCAAAGTGACAGTATCAAAAAGCAGGGTCCCACTTTCCTCAACGGTTCCATATAGATAGATATTGTAATTTCCACCATTTATTGCTTCAAATACACTCGATTCCGACTGCCACGAACCAGAAGTCACCAGGTCGGGAGTAAAATGTTCTGTCTCGCCACTTTGGTGGACACTTGCTCTAACAGATTTTCCAGTTAGGGTTCCATTCTTTGCATAAAATGTCAGTTTATATAATTTACCGGCGGTAAGAGGTATAGGGTCTGATTGTACGTAGCTAATACCAGCCTGGTGAGTCATCTCCAGACAATTACCACTTTGTCCTCCAGCAACACTTGCTATAGTACAAGCGTTTGGAGTCCATCCACTCGTATCGCTATCAAACCCGCCATTCGTAACAAGATCGCTCCCCACGCCCTTGAAGAGCTTGCCGATGTCCCGATCGTGCAGCCGCCATTTGGGATAGTCGCTGTTCTCGTTAGTCACGGTGACCGTGCTGTTTTCCAGAATGTTCCTATATAAGAGATAGAACGATGGCACGATCATAGCCCCATAGACTTCAAGGCGGCGGCGAAGTTGCCGGTGCCGTATTTGACCTCTTTGGCCAGAACCCCGCCAATCGCTTTGGCTGCCACCTCCGCCTGTTCCTGCGTGGGGGAGATACCCAGGCTCAATGGGACGATAACGGGTTGCAAAGTGCCGATTTGAGCGGGTCCTGGGGCCTCGTGGCGCCGAATCCTTTCGATAAAAGAGAGCTTCCTCGCCACTTGTGCTGAAGTGGTCGGCAACCCCACCGAGGTGCGGACACCGCTTGGGGCCTGGCCACCTGCGGATGATCCCATAACGACAGTGGTGCTGGCAGCAAGGGCTGCATTGTGGAGCTCGGCAAATTTGGATTTCGCGATCTCGATTGTTTCGCTGAGGGGTCTAACGGGAGACATGCGCCCCTTGATGTCGAACACAATCCCGGTCTTATGGCCAAAGAATCTATTTACTGCGTCGCTAAGACGCCCGAAGGCGCTTGTGTTTCTTTCGATCTTAGCCGTCAGCTCATGACCAAAATACTTGTTGACCCTCGCCCCAATTACTTCGAGGCCGTGCGAAACTCGCATCAAATAAGGTTCAAGCGATTTGAACACATCCTTGACCCGTTTTCCCCATTCCTCTAGCACGTTCCAGCCGCTCAAAAGTACGTCTTTTAAGGACATCACTTTTGTTATGAGATTTTCCACACTTTGAAGAACTATCGGCCAGTTATCTTGAAACCAGGTGATTGAAACCGAAACGAACCCGGATATAGCCTCACTAGCTGACCTTGCCCACTCCAGCCAGCGCTCGCTGTCCAAAAAATTCGCGAGCCATTGATCGGCTTGTTCGAAATATGGCAGGAGCTTCTCTGCGACGTCTGCATGGATCCTCGAGATTGCCGCGCCGATCTTCTCCTTGATGTCTCCCCACACGTTGCCGAACCGCTGGATCTTGCCGGCGTCCGTCGTTGCCAGGGCCTCCGCCTGGCCGCCGACCTGCTTTTCGATCTCGGAAAGAATGGCGGCAAAATCGCCGGCCTTCGCCACGTCCTCATCGATGGTGATGCCTACTCGGCGGAGCTCGCCGGCAAGACCCATCGACGCCTTGCCCAGCATGTTGGCCGCCTGGCGGGTGTCGCCTCCCATGAGCGCCGCCAGATCCAGCATCGCCCGGCTGGCACGCGGCATCAGGTCGTCGGTAATGTCCTTGTAGGTCATCAAAAACTTCATGCCAGAGAGCGTCGCCTCGTCGCCGAAAGTGGTCACCTTCTGCAATGCTGAGGCGTGCTCTTTCATGGCCTCGAAGGCGCCTTCCGAGTAACGCTCCATTGAGACCATCGCCTGCTTGAGCGTTGCCTCGGCCTGTTCCTGCACGCCGGCGAGGCGCTCGAACTCGCCGACTACCCGCTTGATCCCCCAGCCGGCCAGGGCGCCAATGGCGATGCTCTTGAGATTGAAAAGCTTCTTGCCGATGTTGCGGACGAAATCGCCCATCCGCTTGAACTGTTGCACCGCCTTTTCGGTGAATGACCGGACCTTTTCTCCGGCCTTCTCCACCGCTGCCTTGATGATGATCTCAACCGTGTTGTCAGGCACTTAATCCTCCCGGATTCGTTGCACGCCGCGCTCGACCGCCATGATCAGCTGCAAGTCGAGCTCTCTTTGATCCTCAAGGCCGCCCGCCCTTGGCAAGATGCCCTTTTCCGCCCATCCCCAAAGCTCGACCGCCTCAACCGCATCCTCGTCGATGAGCGCAAAAGGACAGCTTACAAAGCCTTCTTCTCCTATTTTCTCTGCCAGGGACTCAAAGACCGAAGCTTCGGGCAAAAGCCACTCGCTGCGATCGAGCTCCGGGCAGTGCCGCTGCGCCTGCAAGCCTACTTTCTTGCACTCTTCGCAGGAGACTTCCTGGCCTTTGCCTTGGAAGAGGAGCGCTGCGGCGATCTGGACTTTTTTGGCAGTTCTGGCCCTCCGTAGGTAACTAGCATCACCTCGGCCCACAGCTCAAGGGCCTCTCCCTGGGTCAAATCGTCGGGGTTCCCCTTGGTGATTGCGGCCTTAAAGATTTTGTCCAGAGCCTCGTCGAAAGCTTCGCCCGGCCCGAGCTTGTCCAGCCCCTCAGGCGGAGCGCCTTCCTTGCGAAACTGTTTTATTTCGCCGCGCGTAAGCGGTCGCACCTGAAATTTATGCCCTCCAATCTGACAATCCATGTTCTCTCCTGTCCTGAGCTTGTCGAAGGATACTCCCTGCTCTTTAGGTAAACGCCAGGCTCAACTCGTCATCACCGGCATTTCGCCTCAAGATAGCCTCGATCTCTTTGGTCGCGTGGCCTTTGCGCTCGCCCAGGCCGGCTTTCATGTACTGCACTTTGGGCGCGGTAATGGTCAGAATATTTCCGGCTGTGGCGCCGAGCTGCGCGGTGAATGCTACCAGGGCGCCAGTCTTCCAGGTGGTCCAAAAATCTTCGGTGGCCACAGGGACGTCCTCCGGGTTGAGTCCCATTGTCGCAAGGCGCTTGCTGATCACTGCGCTCAAGTAGCCGTGTGCAGCATTTGCGCTGTCCCTGAGTTCGACGCTATTGCCGCTGGCGATGCTTATCGCCTCGACAATTGCCGCATAGCTGTCGATCTGAAAGTTGGCGTTCATAAAAGATTGCGCGCGGCTGGTCTGGTAGTTGATACCGGTGAGAAGCGCTACGTCCGCCTCCTCCACGGCCGTTCCCAAAAAATCAAAGTTGATCTTTCCCGGCTTTCCGGCCTTGAGCTCGATCGAGAAGTCTCCCCTCGCCCCTGCCATAAGATAGCGCTTTCCGTCCACGTACTTGGCCATCGTAAGCGACGGGATGGAGCTTGAAGCCGGATCGTAGGTGACGCTGCTTCCCCCGACTATGGTCTCTTCATAGCCGCAGGCCCTCAGAAGTAGGCCGATCTCCGGCGGCGTCCCGGCCGTGCCCGAGCCCTTGGGCTCGCATTTGAACGTCATCCTGGCCATGCGGCCGCCGGCCACCGCCGGAAAAGGGCTCAAGCTGGAACTCTGGAGATCCAGCTCCTCCATATCCACATCCGGGTCGAACTTGATCTCTCCGGCCAAAATGGCATTGGCCGCAGCCAGGGTTTCGGCCGTGCCCTCGGTGGTCTCTTCCTTGGCGGCCAGTTGCGACCGCGCTTCTATGATTGGCATAATTACCTCCGTTGATTAAGGTGCGTAGCTGTAGCGCCAGGAGACCTCAAACTCCCGGCTGAAGATGGCCACCCTGGGTGAAGCAGCCAGAGCCAGCACCCGAACGGCCTTGCAGTAGCTGATGTCGAGTCCTAGATTTGAGTAGTTAAGGCAGCTCAGCACATCCTTGAGCAGGTCATAGACCCCTTTCTCACCCGTCTCCGGGCCTGTGAGGGCAGCAGAGGGAGTGCGCAGGTTCCTGGCGGCACACCAGACGGCGAACCGGCCCATATGGTCGCAGACGTTGAAATTGTCGGTATCGTCCTTACCGCCGGCGTAGGCAACGAGCAGCGCAGGATATTGTTTGACGAGCTTCTCCGCCTCAGTGGCCCGCTCCCAGGGAAGCCGATCGAAAATCTTCACATAGGCCGAAAGGGTTGTATCGTTTTTGAGCGTTGAAACCAGCGCGTCTTCGATCTCCTCGATGCTGTAGCCTGTATAGCCCATTTCTCTGCCCTCAAGCTGATACGGCCAACCAGTGCTGCACCGCATCCCGGATCTCCGGCCAGTCGTCGTCCCTGACTCCAAGGTAAGGCCGGGCCGGTATTCTTACCCTACGTCTGGTGCTGATCACCGTGAAGTCGGCGCCGAACTGGTGCACGGCCGCGTAGATGAGGTTGGTTCCGACCTTGACGTGGTCCGAGTGCGGTTCCGGGTGGATGGAGCCCATCAGAGTGCGCGTATCGATTAGGATGTCCGTGACGTTCCTGCCCCGCGCCGCCTTCTCTCTTGCAGTAGAGGGCGCCAGCGGCGCCCAGGGCGTGCCGTCGGGGGCGCGTGCCTCCTCGAAGTTGCGCTGCACGCTCTCGTAGACGATCTCACCGATCTCGGCAAACACTGGCCCCATATTGGCCATGCGTCTGGCGAGATCCGCCATCAAACGCCGAAAGCGCTCGTCGCTGACCTCCACCTCCAGGAACGTGCCCGCCATTTTCAGAACCCGCTCATCTTGTCCCGCGTGAAGATTCCATCGCTGGACTTTATGTCGACGCTGGCTTCGGTAGTCTCCGGCGCCGGCGTAGCCGCGCCGAGATGTGCTCTCCCTGCCGCTATATCTTTGAGAAAGGCAACACCTTCCTTATAGCGCTCCTTTCGGGTCTCAGGCGCCGTGTCGTCCCTGCGGGAGTAGAGGTTGTAGATGGCGACATCCACGCTGATGCTGCGGATCTTGTCGGGTACGGGATCGAGCGGCACTGTGTAGCGCCCCTGGCAGTAGGCGTCGATGGTGGCGTCTGCGTCTGCGATCGCCCGCGTCACCTTGTCGTCGTCCACTATTCCCGCGCCATCGTCGTCCGTCAGCTGGATCAGCGTGGTTTCGTCCATCTGCTCCAGGATGTCACTTTTCGTGCTGTAGGCCATCGGTTATCCTTGAGACTTTTCCCTTGCCGCCTTTAGAAGCCCCACGAGGTCGGCCTTTTTCGCCTTCGAGGGAATGTCGACGCCAAACCCTTTCAGCTCTTCGGTGCCTTTCAGCTCTTCGGTGATTTGCCGCACCGTCATGTCCTCAGGTTCCGTCTCGACCTCCTCAAATCGCTGACCTCCATCCGCCAGAAGTTCGGCAGCAGCTTCCTCAGGGTAGTCCTTCACCCTGTCTTTCAAATGCCGGCCGTGCCCCAGGACCTCCACATAGTCCTGGGGCCCAATGAATCTAACCTTCATTGTCTCTAACCTCCTATGGAGGCGACTTTTCAGCCGCGACTCGTTATGTGGTGTGCGCGTCGTAGAAGAGATAACCCAAATCGTTCCCGGTCAGCTTGGCATCGATATCCATGAAAGCCTCAATCCTGTCCGAATGGATCTTCTCCTCACGCCATTTGCGCACACCGACGGGCATCGCATCAGAGGGAGCCTGCTGAATGAGGCCGGCCAGCGCTGCGCGCACCCAGCGGAAGAGCACTCCCGCTGTGGGTTGCTTTGGCCCGACTATGCGCGGTGCATACAGAAGCACTCCGGAGCCTTTGTCGGCGTTGGTCTCCCAGATCGCCGCAGGCGTGAAGTCGTCGCCCGCAGCCGTTTCTTCGGCCGTGGAGTAGACGGCTCCACCCACAAGGCAGCGGTCGAGGCTGAACATGGCCGCAACCAGGTCCTCGGTGACCACGCCGCGCTGGGTATATTTGATTTTGTCCAGCACCGCATCATCCTGGCGGATGTTACTCCAGGTAGTGGCGTCAACAACCAGCACATTGGGCCTGTGGCCGGTATTGGATAGCACCGTCTTGATGCCCTTCTCTATGTCGGCAATGAAAGTGCTGGATGATCCGGCAGTCCAGCCACCCGCGGCATCCTCGGAATGTCCGCTGGCCCAGTTGGCGGCTGTCAGTACCAAAGCAGCTACGAGCCGCTCCAATCTGAGCAGGATTTTATTGACGCAGAATTCGGTTGCGTCTTGATCCGGCTTCAAAGGCTGGTCGGCGTTTTCGCGGATCTCGTCGGGCACGTCGTCGTGCCAGGCCCATTCATCGCATGAATAGGTGTCTGTGGTTATGGGAAAGCCGCCGCCTCGGCTCGCCGTGCCAGGAGCGCGCATGGCGGCCTCGTCGCGGAACCAGGCGCCCTTGAGAAACTTGAAGAACTTGTCGCTCTTTTTGGCCACGCGCAGCATGGAGAGCACCCGCAAGGCGATGTACTCCGCGTTTTTGTAACGCATGGCGAAGTTGGTAAGAGGCGCATCAATGTGCACGTCTTTTGCTGTTGGTTGGGGCATAGTCTTCCCTCCTCTTTATTTGCTTTGAGCTCTAAACTTTTTAGCCTACGGGCCGTCAGCTCTTACGACGCCACGTTTACCTGAAATGGGAACGGCCAGACGGAGACGGTGATCAGGTCGTCTTCGTCGCCGCCCTCGATACACATCGCGCTGGCAAGATCCAATGCCGTGTCTGCATCCAATCCCTTGCCGGCATCAGCGGCGTCTATGTACTCAAGCTTGACGTACTCGTTCTCGGCGATGGTTTCGCCGGCCACCAGTTTGCTTGTCCCAAGGCGCATTACGCTTGCTTCCTCACCCGATTCCGGGTTGTTCTGCAAGATGCCGATGGATTTATCCGTTGTCGCATTGGGCCGGCAAACCTTCCCGCCTGAAAGAATCACGAAGCGGTACTGGTCATTGGAAAGGTCCTCGCCGGCCTCATATGACTCGACCCATATGGGCAGTTCCCAAGCCATGATTTGTCCTCCTTTTGGGCCTTGGAGCCCTTCTGTTTAGCCCTTGCTACGGCCGGCCTCCAGATAGCTCTCGGCCAGCTCGGGATTTTCTGCAGCCACCAGATTCATGGCATCCTGATAGCTCAGGTCCTTGTTCTCCTTCTGCTTCTTGGCGATCAGCCGATCCATCTTCCCCTGCGGTGTCCCGCCGCCCGCGTCCGGATCTTCCGGCGGTAGGTCCTTGAGTGGCACTTCGCTGTACTCGCGACGCCCCAGGACGACCTTTTTGAACCGCTCCGGGTCTTTGAGCGCCATCTCTCGGCCATACTCTTCCACCTGGGCAGGAGTGATCTGTCCCTTAGCGGTAGCCTTGGCAATGAGCTCGTCGGCGGTGCGCTCGTCCCACTTGTGCTTCAGGGCCTCGTGGTCCTTTTTGAGTGACTGGAGCTCAGTTTCCAGGTCGCTCTTTTTCCCTTGGGCCTTGCGCAGTTCTTGCACCTTGGCCACCACCTTGTCCTTGTCATCGGATTGATCGACTTCGAGCGCTTCCAGGATCTCCTTGCAGGCGACCACCTGGCCGGCTTCCTCAAGTTCTTTGTTCTTGGCCACCAGGCCCTCAACGGCCTGCACCATCTCCTCCTCGCTGGCCTCTTTTGCGAGGCCCAGAAGCTTCTTTAGCTTCTCAAACATAGGATCACCTCCATGCTTAAAAGTTTTTGTTTCACATTTTGCCGCCAGCGCCCGGACATTCATCATCCGGGGCTGATTGGTAAGCGCCACATTGTAAAGCTCAACTATTCTGTTGTCGGACCGGCGGCGCCAGAACACCGGTGAGAAGTAGCGATATTCCCGTTTCTGAATGTAATTTGCGGCCTCCTCCGTCCAATCGGTGCGAGCCCATAGTCCCTGCTTGTCGCGCCATTCCAGTTCTTTTATCCAGCCGGCTGCCGGTGCCTTCTCTCCCGAAAGCGTCTGGTGTTCGTAGTCGATCACCATGTCGTGCTCAAGGCTGTTAAAGTGGGCCAATACCAGCGCGGCCCCTTCCTCGTCCATAATCGCCGGTTCCTCGTCTTCGATTAGCACTTCGCCATATGGAAAGAGCTGGAACCATTCAGGCGCCTCGGCGAGCTCGCCGGCGGTGCGAAGCGCGTAGAGTTTCGCCTCCTCCTTTTCCTTTCCGTCAAGAGCTTCGATGAGCCTGCCCGCAGCGGCGAAGACGTCGCCTTCTTTCTGCTGCCCCGCCCGTTGCCGGATGGCGATGAGCGCGGAGCGATAGACCTGCCCGCCCTTGCCGAACGGGTACTTGTAGCGCTCCTTGGTCTCCTCGTTGGCGCTGGTATCAACGGCCAAGTGCCAACGGGAGTATTCGTCCCAATCGGGAGGATCGCCTAGAATGCGGTTTTCATCCTCCGCCGAAATGCCCCAGTCTGCGGCCTTGTTGACCTTGCCCTGTCTGATCAGGCTCATGGCGTGTCTGTATCCGGCTTGATTGAGCTTCATGATTCACCTCTCAATTCATCTTCCAACATCTTTCTGGCTTCCGGTTCGTACTTATCGAGATCCGGCTGCCAGGAATCCAGCCCGGCCTTGCCAGGGTTGTAGCGCCAACCCTCGTCCGGCCTCTCGTTCACTCCCCGCGTCTCTTCTTTCAGGCCCCTTTGCTCCATCTGCCGCACGGACAGGGTCGTCACATAGCAGCGTCACCCGAATCCGTTCGGCGGATACCACTGGTCCCAAAATGGGTGGTCCGCGTGATAGACCTTGTTGTGCTGATTAACGTGATCCTCACGGCTAGTCTTGTATCGAACGGATTTGTACTGCCAATATGGCCTCCGTTCTTTGACCTCCTGCATCTGTTTGTAGCGGCCGACACTATAGGAGGTCTGAAGGTTCGCCCGGTAGATGGTCTCCAGCCGCCAGGGAGTGAGCCGCTTGACCACCGTGCCGTCTGGGAGTGTTATCTCGGCATCCACGCCGCTCGGCGCAAACCAGCCCCTGCGTTCCAGCAGCTTTCCGAGGTCTTTCTTGAACTGCCCTAGGCTGATTCCATCGGCCAGGGCCTTATCCACCGCCTCGCGGACGTCCACCAGGACATCCATCGAGGTCACACGCGCCACCGTAAAAGAGCGAGCGTGCGCCGCCTGCCACACGTCCCGCCAGCTCTCTAGCGAAAATTCAAAGCCCTTCTGCCGGAAGAAATCTATCGCCTCCTGGAAGGGCAGGTTTCCGTAATTGACTTCAGGCACTGTCTCCCTCTGCGGCGGCGAAGCCCGTCAGCCCCGCCGCGAACACGGCCCGCGTAAGCAGCTCCTGGAAGTCGCTGCTGTCCAGATTCGGATAGAGCCCGTAAATCTTCTCGCCGATCTCCTCCAGGGACCCGGCGCTCTCGATCATCTCCAGAACGGGCTCCAGGAGTTTCGAGATTGCCTCCTCGGCCTCTTGCGCCCCCTGGGACGAAAGTTCGTCTGCGTCATCCTGACCGAAACGTTCAGGGGCCGATTTCAGAGCATAGAACCGCTTTTTCAGCGACGTGGGCATTGTCGGAGTCTGCAGAAGCGTCTCTCCCTCCTGCGGCATAGGCACGCTGAAGCGCTCGGATACGTGTTCCGCCGATATGGGCTGCCCCATCTCCGCGAGGTTCTTGTAAACCTCCGATAGTTCCTTGAGGTCCTCCGGCTCCTGCAGGTAGAACCGGAACCACGGCACCGGCGCGTCCCAGCCGAAATTGAAGCCCACAAGCGGTCTCAGTAACTGCATCCTCACGGTGTTGGACAGTGCCCAACTATCGGATTTCACCAGGTCCAGCCGCACTTCGTTGTGCGTCTTGCTTGCTGCAAAGGAGCCCCTTTCTCCCACCTCTGTGGTCAACGTGGCGCCTACGATGGCTTTACTCATTTCCCGGTTGCAGAAGGACGCTAGGGTATTGAATATGTTTTCCTTGGTTGCAGCCTTGAGCGCCTCAATGAATTCGATTTCGGTGTTCTTACTGATAATGCCCGCTGCATCGGTGCCGAGCGATTGAATAGCATCGCGTAGCGCTTCCTTGTCCTCCTTTGATGCACCCGGTTCGTATTTCCCAACCCGCAGCGGCATGCCGAAAACTTCCGCAAAACGAACCCAGTCTTTGATGGAATAGTTTTTGAACAGATACATCCAGGCGCAAACCCGCAGCATCCCTACCCGCGTGTCGTAACCGCTCCTGGCCTTATGGCGGTGGTAGATCACCTTGAAAGGTTGGATATCTTCGCCGCCCCGGTTCTCTTCAGTGATCAGCTTCGGCTCCAGGCTGTCCACGAAAGTGAACCGTTTCTGGTGAATCCATTTGAGCTTGGCCGGAATAACCTTGCCGCCACTTACTTCCCAGACGATTTCGCATCCAGAAAAGCCCTTGCCGATGGCGTCCAAAAGGTCAAAAAGCGCATCCTCGAAAGAAGGCAGTGAAAAGGTCACGTCCTGACAGAACTCCAGCACCTTGTCTGTTTGTGCGGGTCTGCCCCGGCTCCTCTTGGTGGCGGGAGTCCTGGCCCCCTCCTCGTAAGGCAAAATATCGTAGTCCAGCCCCATCACTGCGTTTTTGCGTTTCAAGATCTCTGCAGAAAGATGAGTGTCCTTTTCCTCCATTTCCTCAAAGAGTTCAGCCTGACTGTAAACATCGCCCTGATCTGCAAACTTCAGATAGGAGGCAAGCTTTTGCGGCGTGAGTCCTTCGGATGGATAGCTGCTCCAGCGGTCACTGATCGCGACGGTTGATATTTCTTTCGTATCAGGCTTCTTGAGGTCCTCGATCGGCCTGCCGAACTGGTCAACCAGCATTGCCATCAGTAGGCTCCTCTCTGTGTGCCAAAACGCCGTTTGCTAACACTTTCATATTCAATCGGGCCGCCTTCCATTGTGGTGGCCGCATACCAGGCCAGAGCTCCAGCCACTGCCGCATCACCATGCCGCTGGCCGCCGTCTCTGCCTTTACTTCGCAAGGTTTCCGGTACTTTTGCGACGCCCTTTTCCATGCGTACGGCCCGATGGTCATCCAGAATGTCTGCGTCTTTGGGCAGCGTAATGCTCCCGTCTTCAAAGGCCGCCTTGTAGCGCGGCATGTTGTCCCTGTACCATTCGTTGCTCAACATTACCTGAGCGATCCGCCAGGAGCCGTATCTCTGCATGGCCACCTCGGCCAGATACTGGCCGTTTCCTCGCGCATCCAACGCTCCGCCTGAAAAGCGTGGCAGCCGGTCCACCAGGTAGAAGAGAACCTGCTCCTGCTGCCGGAAGGGCACGTTTCTAAGCTCAATTGCGCAGGGTGGCCGATAGTGCAGCCCTGGGTTCTGTTGCAACGGCAGGATCACGGTCAGGTCGCCGGTGCGGCCGAAATCCTCGCCGAAAGAGGTAGGCCAGTTCGGCTCCAGCTTCTCAAGCACCGGCGCCAGGTGTTCCTCGCACCAGGCTGCGGCCTCCGCCTCGCGAATCCGGTCGGAAAGCTGAGCAAACTCCGTCTTACAGGTCCAGCGCAAAACCGGGATGTCCGGGTCCATGCAAGCCTCGATCAAAGCGCGTGGCAGGTAGATGCCGCTGCCTCTGCTCGGGATGCAGAAGAGCTCCTCGTCGGCATGCTCGCCATAGAAATTTATAAGCTCCTGGCGCCAGTCGGCCTGGGCTTCGGGCGTCCACTTCCGGTTGAGCCGCAGACAGATCCGTTCATAGAGCCCCTGAGCCAGGGCCTCGTCCAATGTTGTCCGGTGCAGGCTGTAAGGCTTCTTGCCGGCGCGGATCTCGCCGATGAGTTCGTTGAAAGGATTCTCGTCGCCGTCGTGGGTGCTGATCACGGCCACCTTGCCGCCCCACATAAGGAAGGCTATCGCCGCCTTGAGCAGGCCCTGTAGGTCGTCGTGAAAAGCCGCCTCGTCGATTACGGCTTTGCCCTGTTTGCCGCGCAGGTTTGAGGGCCGGGAAGAAAGTGCGACAACCTTCCACCCGGAGGCAAATCGCAGCCTGAAAGCCTGGATGTCCTTTTTCTCGTCTTCAAAGACAAACTCCTCGATCCGGGCGGCAGCAAGGTTGTAGTGCCTGGCCCAATCGGCGGAATCTTCGATGAATTCCAAAGCCATGTCCTTGTTGTATCCCGTATACCAGACGTCCATGCCGTCCTTGCTGGCTGCCGTAAGGGCGTCATCACCGGCCTCTGCCCATGAGGCCCCGATCCGCCTCGACTTCTCCCAGAGCTTCACCGGACTTTGGTCTTCGATCCACTTCTGCTGGTAGGGCAGCAGCACCGCCGGTGTGCGTTGGGATCTGTTCTCTTTCCCGGCCCAGCCTTTCATCACTACTCACCCAGTAAAATCTTGCGCCTGATCTCGTCGGCCGCCTCTGCAGACAAGCCGCCCGGAGCTGGCTTGCCTGCCTGCTTGGCCGCTTTCTCCTGACGAACCAGCTCCGCCTCGACTTTTTTGGCCGCCGCCTGTGCCCTTATCAATTCGGCCACGGCGATGATGGCCGAGCTGGTAGACTTTGTTGTCTTGGTCAGCGTCTCCAGGTCGGCATTGGCCGCCAGGATCGCCTCGGCGCCGATGGAGATCACCAGGTTGGTGAGCGCCTCGGCGTTATTGTCCATGTTCTGCGGCATCAGGCCCGCCACAAGCTGAGATAGCGTCTCGCGTCGCTGGTGCAGTGCCCGCTCGTTGCGAAGCGCCTCGTAATAACGGCTGATGGCCCGGCCGGAGATGTCGCAGCCGTGCGATCTGGCGAGTTCCTCGGCCGACTCCTCGGTGAGGTCGCGCCGGTCGAGCTTCTCGATGATCTCGTCCTGGAGGTCATGAGGCAGCTCCAAAAACTTGTGCCGGGCCTTTTTGGCCCGCGCCAGCATCAGGTCCCTGTGATTCATGAGGTAATCCCGAGATCTTTCTCAATTCTCTTGATCTCTTCCAGCAATTCTCGATAGCTTTGCACAACCGCCCAGAGTTCCATTGTCTCCTGCGACGCTCTCTCCGCCCTGAGATCCTCGACCCTGACATCAGGATCAAGACAGTCGCGGGCCGAGTCTCTGAGCCTTTTCGCTCGGACTTCAAATCCCTCAGCCTCAGCGCGGAACAGTTTCAGTCGCGCCATGCGTTTATCTCGCTCACTCATTTATTCCTCCCCGACCTACGGGTCTCTCTGCCCCTGGCGTACCACGGGGCAGAACTGATTCTTTTCTATGCTATCGCAGAGCCTGGTCATGGCCTGCGCATTCATGACCACAATCTCCTTCAGGTCGCCGGCGGTTGTCTGATACGATTCCACCAGCTTGACATTGTTCTCGTACATCTTTACCACCGCCTCGAAGCGCTTGCCTTGCATTCCTGCCAATAGCAGCGATAACACCCAGGGGCCAATCACCAGAATGAAAAGTAACAGCGCGAAAGGCCATGAACTGAGAAACTTGAAAACATTCAAAAGGGCGGTGATGATCGAGATCTGATCTGGTGGCATGCGTCCCTCCTCTTACTTTGTACCGGCCTGGGCGAGATAACCCTCTAGCTTTTCGTCCTTATCCTTCGAGCCCTTGCTGGAACCAAAGAAAAATTGGATGATGGCCGTAACACCCGCCGTCAGGGTGCCGAAAAGGCTGCCCAGTAAAAAGGTCACATATTGGGGCATCGCCTCGGGCAGCTTTCCTTTGAGCACAAGAACCATCATCACGATTATGGACACGAAAAAGCCAACGACGAATCCATAGGCGAGGACGTACAGGTTGATATCCCGCTTGCCTGTGGCCTTCGTGGTCTCAACGTGCATGCGCCTTGCACTCGCCACGTCCGCATATCCGATCTTCACTCGCTCAATGGCCAGCTCCTCCAGCCTCTCCTCGTGCCTATTCTGCAGCTCCCTCAGCTTGATGGCCGCATCCGGGTCGGCAGTCATCTTCGCATAGATGTCGGCTGGATCTTCCGGGTCCGCGCCCCAGAGCTTCGCCACCAGGTTGCCGGCAAGTTGCCCTCCCATAGGACCTGCCACCGCGTTGCCCAGCAGGCTTGCGCCCATGCTGGTGATCGATTTCCCTAGTTCTTTCCAGCCCATGCCTCCCTCCTGGGTGTCCAAAAAATATCTAACCCGCCGCAAGATCGGCGTAATTCCTCAATCCGAGCCCGATCGCTTCCGCCAATGCGAGCTGGTTTTCCGGCTCCCTCAACCACTGTCTAGTTTCGGGATTGGACAAGAATTCGCACTCGATTAGACAAGCTGGACAGTGGCTTTCTCGCAACACATAGAAATTGGACTGCTGCACGCCTCGCTGCTTGTGATCCGGAAATTTATCCATAAGAGCCTGAGCTATGGCCTCGCCCAAAGGCTCGCTGACAAGCGTCTTCTCATAGATGTGGACGCTCATTCCCGAGATCGTGGTGTTATGGAAAGCATCGCAGTGGATCGAGACAAAGAGATCCGCGCCCCACTTATGCGCCAGCCAGCACCGGTGATAGAGTGAAATTGCGACATCTCTCTGCCTGGAGAGCATCACCTTAAAACGGTGATCGATAAGAACCGGCCGCAGCAAAAGAGCAATGCTCAAATTGATGTCGTCTTCTTCGGCATATCCCCACGCAGCGCCGTTATCATCACCACCATGCCCAGGATCGATAAATACCTTCATTATTCCAACCTCTGATCTCTCTCAGTCTGCATGGCCCTGAGCCGCTCCGAATAACCTTTCACGGCCGGGCACCACCCTTTCTCTTGAAACACCTGGCATACAAAATCTGACGGCCTCTTGTCCGCCGGGCAGTGAATACACTCGTAATGCGCGCCCCAAAGTGCCATGCCCCTTGCCTCTGTGGCTCAGATCATCGGAGATTCCTCAACCGCTTCGAAAATATGCGCCCTTTCCGGCGCCGGCATGATCGCCAGCTTGCCCGCGTCGGGCCGGGCGCTCGTCCTTATGTAAATGAAAGTGATCGCCCTAGGGTCGAACAGCTCTGTCATGTGCACCCCGTCCGGCGCCACCAGAAAGAACCTGCTCCCCAGCGCCAACTCCTGCTCAAAGGCCCTATAGAAGTCCCGCACCGTCGCCTCGGCCCTGCCGTCAAGCTGGACCTCCGCCTTCGCCTGATAGGCGCAGAAGTCGATGATTTGCGCTTTTTTCGATTCGCCCATCGGCAGCCCCCAAAAAAACCCGACCTATCACTCGCAGGTGATAAGCCGGGTTTTTCCCGTCCTTATCATATGTTGTAAGGGTTTACGCTTCAAGCCGCCAGAAGAGCCGGGTTTGTCCTCATCCTCTCCTGGCTACCGCCCCAATAAAAACCGTTTATCTGAAACTACCGCGAATCAGCATCTTTGTCAACTATGTCCGGCTCCACCTTGATGCAGCCGGTAAACTTGAGGAGTCTGAGCCCGTTGGGCCTTTGGATCTCCGTCACCTCGGTGTCCTTCACGTTGTGCTCTCGGAAAAAGGCCCTCACGATCGCCCTGGCGTCCTCGTATTGCATTTCTCCCTCCAAGCTCACACGGTAGTCCTATCTCAAACCATCTGCAAATGTCAATCGTAAATAGCCTTCGCACCTTTAGGTTCCGTCCATCTTCGTGCCATTGCCTTGAGGGCCTCTATAACTTGGTGGGCCGTGCCCTCGTCGAGAAACCGAAGGTCCATCATACCGAATCGCCTGTATAGGAAGCTTCGCAGGGCCTTGTGCTTCTCGTTCGCAGTGGATACCTGCGGCCACCTGGCCTCGATGTGCGCGAGCTGTCCCGGCGTCGCCATGCCGGCCCTGTGCTGCGGAAACTCTTTTTTCCAGTATGCCAGCCGCTCCTGGAAATAGTTACGCCCGGCCTCCGGCCGCCGCGCCCTGGTTGACGGTCTCCAGCCGCATTCGCGGAAGGCTTCGACCAAACGCCGTAGCTCTAGATCGTTCAGGTCAGAGCAGGACCTCCGGCCGCCAAAGCGCGCAGCAATGAAATCCCGCCGCGTGCCCTCGTCTAGGCCGAGATCCTTGGCCGCAATGTGCGCCTGGGCCAGGAGCCGCCTGCGATTTGCTGCGGCTTGGCTCATTCGCGCTCCTTTGCCATCGCCAGCTCTCTCCAGTATGGCGGCCGCTTGCAGCCACCCCAACGATTCAGAAAAGCCCTGATGATCTTCTCGTCTTGAGAGATCAGCCAGTCCATGAGAAGCGATTCTTGCTCGGCGAGAAGCGATTCTTGCTCGGCAACATTTACCAGGTGTGTGTGCAAATATCTTGTTTGCCAGTCGCTGTAGAGTACTCTTTTCTTGTCTTTCGGCTTCTTGTGTATCCACAGTTGGACGGTTTCGCCATAAACTCTGAGCCGTACTGCCTCACCGCTCTTGGCAAAATGCTTCGCCCAGACATAGACGGCTTCGTCCTTATCATGTCTGCATGGCAGCCCGTCCTTGCAGAGATGCTGCACATATTTGACGCGGCACTCGTCGCACCAGTAGCCTACGGTTGTCATTTCTTCACGTCCTGAATTGCCCTAGGGCCACGGTCCTACAGTGGAGGCTCTAGTGCGCGCCGATCATTGCCTGCTTTCGACCTCAGCCACCGCTAGATGTCAAGCAAGTCCGGGCGCGAGACAGCATTTTTTTACGACCGAGCTTCAACGTCCTCCACTCCGCTCCATCGTAGATACCTACTCTGGCACGCCTATGGCGTTTTCTAGCCTCTCGTTCGCGCCGTCCCGGCCTATATCTCCTTGACATGGGCGGTTACCTCATCGACCTACTAACAGCGTCCCTCGGGCAAGTCGTTTTAAGTGGCGGGAGCCCACCCCGCCTATCTCATAACGGGAGCGACCTAGAAGCCGAATTTGGTTTCAGACTGCCGGGCCAGCAGAATTTGCTCACGGGCCGCGCTCATTCCCACGAGCCCCACACCCACTAGGTTTACCGCCCCCCCCTTGGGTATCAGCTTAAGTGCTCTAATCACCCAAATAGAATGTCCCTTCATCTGGATAATCAGAATAATAAGCGTAAAGCCCGTATCCAGAATGGGCGGTTTCGTCGCCCTCAACAACGGTGATTTCCGTTTCTTCATCCTCGCCGAAAAATTCGACAAGAAGTTTCGCTTGTTTTAACTTGAAAGTCAGGCTCATTAGTCCTCCACGTCCAGGATCAAATCACCTCGTACTCAAAGCTCTCCTTGAGCTTCCGCTCGCCGCCGATAAGAAAGAGCTTCTCAGTTGACCACTTCTCAATCGCAGCCCGATCCAGGCTCTTGGAAATCCTGATACCATCCTCAAGGCCCTGCGCCTCGATTCGCGCTAGCGCGTCCTTGGGCAGTTTCAGCTTGAGCTCTTTCAGGTAGAGCAAAAAGCCGTGCTCCAGCCGCACCTTGTCAATCCCATCGAAGATATCGCCCTTGTGCACCTTCATCAATTTGACGAGCTCCTTCTCCAGGCCCTTGAGCTCCTCCTGGAGCGGCCCCAGGGCCTTCTGGTAGCCCTCGGTCACGGCCTGGAGTTCTGCTTCTGCTTTGGCCTGCCCCTGGGCGAGCGTCTTTCTTACCTCTTTGATCTCACTCAGGAGTTTATCTGCCTGCTTAACCGCTTGCCCCATGCTTCTCGCTCCCTGCTCGCTGCTGTAAATTCAGCCTCATCTGACCCAGGAGCTCCGGCAGACTGAGATTGCGGAGCTTGGCCTCCATGCTGAGCTCCTTTAGCGCCCTCCGCCGAATGCGGCCGAGATAATCGTCCATCTCGCTGCCGGCAGCGATCAGGTAATACCCGCCGCCGTCCCTGGAGGGCGTAGAGCCAATGGGCACGCCTTCGTTGCGCAGCTCGGTGACGAGCTTGCGCAGCGGCTTCCTGTTGTCGTGATTTCCCGGCTCGCCGAACACTTTTTGATAAAGGACATCGGCGCTAATGGCCTTTTCCCGGCCGATGTGCCGGGCAAGGGTTGCCAGCAGGGTTCCTGCTGCTTCTTCGCGTGTCATTTTTGCAAATCCTCCCGCCGCTCAAGCTCCTTGTCGATCGCCTCAATAAATAGCTTGCCCTTGCGGCCTCCTGGATTAATCCCCCTCCTCACGGCCTCCAGATCGGCAGTGTCCACCTCCAGAAGACAAGCCTTGAAGGTGCCCAGAGCACGGGCGGAAAGTGCTTCCTCAAGCCGCCGCTTCCGCTCTTTTATTTGTTCAATCGTCGGTCGTGTCATCATCTGCCCTCCGCACAAAAACCCTTACCAGCTCAATAGAAGGTCAGCATTCGCCCCCGTCAGCCCTTTGGACGGAATCACCACGATGGTCCAGCCCTCGGGTTCAACGGATTGAAAGACTTTTGCGTTGCCCAGCTCTAAGTACTCGTGCTCCACGGCGAAGTAGAGCAGCTGGCCCTCGGTGGATTCGATCTCGAACTTGAAGACCGGAGGCGCCGGACTGAAAAAGATGGGCTGGCCGAAGGGGTTCCACCCCGGCGGAATGCGTGCCTTGTCGCCGGCCATTGCCGCTGCTGGCACTGCCACGATCGCTGTCAAAACGATCCCAACAAGCAAGCCTGTCGATATGGTCCTCATATGTCCTCCCTGCAAATCAGCGAGCCGTTCCGGAGTTCTTTGACAACTATGAATTTCCGCCCGTCAATGCAGAGCGAGCTGATGGCAACGGTGGGATGATCAGCTGCCGTCACCCCCTTGATCACCCAGGTTTGCTGGGCTCGTTTCCGTCTCTTGAAAGCTTCGGGGCTCATCCGATATTCTCCGCCAATTTTCCGAGGCGCCGTTTCGCCTCCTCCGGGCATAGCGGCCCGTGTTCGGAGCCCGGCACCGTGTTGTGCCGGTGGTCACCCCGCCTGCGACGTTCCTCTCGGCGCCGCTCCTCCTCTGCACTGAGGCCCTGGGCGTCTACCTTTTCGTTTCCCTTCGCCAGGATGGCCTTCAGGTAGTTATGGTTCTTGAGCGGTGGCTCGGTCGAGTCGATGGTGGTCCGCAGCGCCTGGAGCACGCTTTGCTGGTCTGCGCGGTAGTGTTTGCCCGCGTACTGAAAGCGGCCATCGTCGAGCAACCGGGCCACCGCTCTGATAATTCTTAGCTTTTTCTTGAGAGTCATGCGCCCGGATCGCGCCCGGAAATGCTCGGCGTATTCTTCCGTGAGGGCGGCGTGCTTCCCAAGCCTGGCTGCCAGGTCCCGATATTCCAGCCAGTCTGCTGTCCACTGGGCCTCTTCCGCCTTGATCTCTCTGGTGCAGTATGGACAAACAAGTTTCATCAGAAATATCTCCAGCCTTGAAAGCCAGGATGCCTCATCGGTGGCACCTTATGAAATCGGCCCTTCCTGCCGATGTAGATGCCGGTCGGCCACTCCTTGCCGGTAGTGCTGCAAATAAATCCCTTGCGATATTTGATTGACGAGATTACGTGGTAGCCGCGAATGAACCCGCGCCAGGTCACATAGCAACGGCTCTCTCCTGGCACGGCGCGAAGCGGCCTGGTCGGAACCCTGAAGAGCATCTCGACATCGGGATCATCGGCCACCGCCTCACACTCGCGGAGCCACTTTTCAAAGGCCTCCGTTCGCGGCAATGTTATGACGATGTCTTTTGCTTCCATCTTTAGAAACTAAATAGCCTCAGAATCCCACGAAGCGCCTGCCAGAGAACCTTGGCTCCGGCATACCCGCCGCCAATACCCAAAATGATAAAGGCGCCGGTTGTAATAACGAGCTTCCATGTGGGCGTGTTCTCTCCAATCACCCCGCCGACATCCAGCTCTTCCAGCTCTTCGCGTTCCGTGCCCTTCAAATGCTTTGCTCGATAAGCACTCTGACACATTGCTCTATGCTCCGAGACCCACGCTCTTGGCCAGCGCCCAGATTTGCAGGTAGCTTCCGCCGGCCAGCGCGGCCGCCCGGTCAATGTCTCTTATCATCAGCCGACCCTGTAGCTTCGGCCAGCAAGCATTTCGCTCTGCCGCCTCCAGGAGCACATTCATCGCCAGATCTCGCCTGAATGGCCTGTGCGTGGGATCAAAACAGGCCATCTCTCGCCCTTTGATCCTGCTGCCGGCCGCAATCAGTCGGCGACAGGTTTTATTTCTGCATTTTGCAGTGGACATTTGATCACGAACCCGTTGTGACAGAGGTGCTGTTGTAATATATAAATCGCTTGCTGCTCCGGCGTTCTCACCTCGTCCTCGGCGGCACCCTTTAGCACTTCCAGGAGCTCCTGGTGCTCACTGAAGTCGATGGTCAGCTTCGGATCTTGCTTTGCCTTTTTGGGCGGCTCTTTGGGCTTTGGCTTTTTGGCCTTTTTCTTCCTGTCGACAGCCTCCCGCCGATGCCCTACGCTGCAGTAACCGTGGCTTTTTGCTGGCCTGTCGCAGCCCTCTAACTCACAGCTTCGCTCTGTCACCTTGCCCTTCCCCTCGTCCTTCTCGGCCGCTGCCGGTGCCGCAGCCTTCAGCTTCTCCACATCCTCATCGTTAAGCTGCCCGGTCGCCGCCAGCTTGCCCTGCTCGCAGTCTCTGCACTCCAGCGGCCCGCCATAGTACAGCGCGCTGCGGGGCCTTGCTTTTTGCCTCGCCAGGCACGTCTTAACCGAAATCGTCGCGTGCATCCGCTCGCAGTACATCAGTCAACCAGTTCAAAGACTACTTCCCGGCCGATCGCGCGCTGGTGTTCCATACACTTCTTGAGCTGCTCGTCGGTGAGCCGCTCTGCCTTCTCCAGCACTGCATCCAGCTTGCCGTTCTTAAAGCAAAGAATGTTGACCCCGATCTTCTTGGCCCGGAACTCTTCCAGGCCGGCCTCGCCGACGAGAGCTGCCTTGCACTGCTCGCAGATCCCGTGAGTTACCCCTTGAACCTCGGGCCTCTCGCCGAGATCCCCATCACACCAGGCGCAAATCGCCCGGCCCGCCGCCTCTATATTGGCTGTTGTTGCTTGCATTGCTCCTCCTCGCCCGCCATCTCGTCGAGCAGCATCTTGCGCACCTCGCGGATACCGTCTTCAAACCGATCCAGAGCTTCCAGCATAAGCTTCTGCCGCGCCCGGATCTCTCTGAGCTTCTCGGCCTTCTTTCTGTCAGGCTCCAGCCCAGGCCCTGGGTCTTCCACCAAGCGATAGACGGCCAGAACGCCGGGCTTGCTGATTTTTTTGACGATTCCGCGTCTTATAAGCAGGGCGACAAATTCCTTGCAGTAAAGCCTGCTAGCCCCGCCGAGCTCGGCCAGGTCATCCAGGGAGAACGTCCTCTTGGCCCGGATCACGCGCCACATCTTGTCCTTGCGGTATTGCTTCTTTCTGCCGATGTATTGGTACCGGCCGCGACTGACGCTTACTATCTCACCGGTCTTTCTCATCTCGTGGACGGCGTTCACCATCTTCTTGTGCTCCGCTTGCGTCCGGACTCCCGCCTCGTGGCCCAGGTCGCTCGTTTCAAAGGGCTCCTTACCTCGTTCCTTGAGCCGCTGCGCCGCCTGGCGAATCTTTTCTGTAAAACTGATAGTTTTCAGGTACATGCTCGCCGCCTATTTCCCGCGCAGCCCCTTCTTGATCGCCGCTTTCACCATCTCGACCGTAGCTGTATGGGTCCCGTTCGCCTTGGCGATCTTGCCGGTCTCCCACAGGTCCCGCTTGATGAGCCTGAAGTCTCCGCCGCTTGCCTGCTCCAGGAGCTTCGCACCCTCTGGCGGGATCTCCAGGCCGCTCCAGGAGCCATCACCGTTTTGGATCTCGATGGCCTTGGCCGCATAATATTTTGCCTCGGTAGCGTCGATAGGTCCGAACTGCACCGTCTGGTAGGTTCTGCTCCATACCCTGCGGTTTCGCTGCATCAGCGGTAAAAGCTCCTCTTCGCCCACCATCACGAACGGGCAGCCGGTAATGTCCGCCAGGTCCCGGATGGCCTCAAGCAGGCGGTAGTTGATCTTGTCCGCCTCGTCGATAAACACCGGGCGCGGGTTCTTCCTGAGCGCGTCTACTATGAGCATGAAAGCCTTGGCCTTTCTGCCGGGGATTTCCATCTCTTTGACGCCGACCTCCCGGCACAGATCCTGGAGCATCCATAGCTCGGTCCAGAGCACCAGCGCACGCAGATACACGTAGCCGTTTTCCGCATGCTGCTGGATCGATGTCCTGGTCTTGCCCCGGCCGGCTCGGCCCCAGGCGGCGACCAGGACGCCTTCGTCCAGGCTCAACACCGAATTCATTGCAACCAGAAAATTCCGCACGTTCTCAGTCTGGATAAAGGTAGGATTAGTCCTAAATTGCATAGTTCTCCTCCTCGCCCGCAAGGAGCACCTCGCGCACCATCTCGAAACGAGGCTGATAGATTTTGAAATCCTCAGTTCCCTCGTACCAGCGCATCCAGCGCATCTGATCTATGGTCAGGTTTTCGCCTGCGAGCTCCTTCCGCAGATATTTTTCATAGCGTGCGGGCTCTGAGAGCGCGATTTCGGGCTCTTCCTTGGGCTTCAGCCCGATTACCTTGAGCTTCGCCGCCTCCCGCTCGATCCGCTCCGCCTCGCCCGGCGTGATAATTAGCTCTTTGTTGCCCTTGGACTCGATCCCGGCGGGGAGGGCCTCTGTGCCCGTTGGGCGGGCCTCTGTGTCCGCCAAAGACCGGCAGTTCCCCGCCAAGGTGTTCTCTATGAACCCTCGGAGCTCTTTTTCGGTGTCGCGCTTGAGTTCCCGCTTCATCCGGATGGCAGCCTTCACCTTCCCCTCGTCCTCCTCGGTGCCGAGAATCCGCGCCACCGGGTGGAGCGGCTTGACCGCCTCGGCCTCACAGATGAGCTTCGAGCCGTCTTCGGTACAGACCAGGACTGAGTCCGGCTGGCCAAAGTCGTATTTGACCAGCACCCGGTGCTTCCTGCCGTAGAGTTCCGGGCTGTAATAGCTGGCGCCGTTCAGGCTGATTCCGTTTCGCCCGATGGATCTCACGGTGCGGTTCATCATCAGGTGCCTGAGTGCAACCGAATCCACCCCCGGCCCACGCCCTTCGCTGAAAACCTCCCAGGGTGTGCGGCCGCCCAGGCTGTCTTTCGGCTCTCCGGCGTATTCTCCCACCCAGGATCTGATCATCTCGTGCGCCTGGTGGATGTCGGGGACAAAGTCGCCGAAAAGTTTTTTGTGGAGTTTTATGTGGAGCTTCTCGTTTCGCTTCAGCCTGGCCGGCTGGTTGTCGATGGAGGTACCCACATAGGTCGGCATCATCCGCTCGAACTCACTGAAGTATCCAAACCAGCGCTCGACGAGCTTCGATTGCGCGTTATATGGCCAGGCGAAAACCGTCATGATCCCGAGGCGCGCGAACATGCCGTAGAAGCCCGCCTCCTCGAAGTCGATGGTCGTGTCGGTGAAAACCTTCGCCTTGAACGCTTTGCCGTTGTCTAGATAGGCCACCTTCGGCACCTTGCCCAGGGCCAGGATCGCGCGCCTGAGTCCGGCCGCAACGCATTGGGTGTTCTCTGTGGGCATGATCTCCCACCCGGCCGGGTATCGGCTTGCCATGTCGTACCAGACAATGAGCGACATCCTGGCATCCTTGCCGGTAAAAGGATCTTTGATGAGGAAGTTGAGCTTGTGGCCGTCGGCGACCAGGACGTCGCCGACTTCAAGCAGCGATAGGTCTCTCTGTATATAAGGTAGGACCTTGTCGTTGAGCGCCTTCTCGCCCTCGCGCATCAGCACCCAACGGTCGTAATTCTCTTTTTTCCACGCTGTGACGGCTCGCTTGTAAGTATCTTTATGGCAGCCGGGCTGAATTCCCCGGCGCTCCATCGTTTTCATGGCCAGCCGCACCGCCCTGTCCAGCGGGAACCTGTGCGGGTGGAGTGCGAAAGATAGCACCAGGTGAAACTCTTCATCACTCACCTTGGTCGTTCCCTTGCGGTTGCCCCAGGCCGGCGCCAGCACCGTGTAGTCCCGGCCGTTGTCCTTGAACTTCTTGAGCTTCCTCTCAAGCGATTGGTAGCTAGTTGTGCCGGTCAGCTCGAAGAGTCTCGGATAGAGCAGCCCGGAGTTGTAGCCTTTCACAAATTCCTTGGCTGCGGCCGTAACGGACCGCTTCCGGGTCTTGGCCAGCCGTTTGGCCTTCTCGTATTCCCGTATCAAATCCGCCCAGGCAAGCGCTTTCTCGTTCTGCCAGTCGGTGAGCTCCGGGCACCACACCGCCACCGCACCGCCGCCGTTGCCGTCCACGGCGAAGCGGATGTCTTCCGGCAGCATGTCCAGCCGGTATACCTTCACCTTGCCGCCCCTGGATTTTCGCCACGTAAAGGGCCAGCTCTCCATGTTCGCCCGCCGCTGTATTGTTCGCGCGGTTTTGCCAAGAACGCCTGCAATCTCTCTCGCCGTCGGCCAGCATTCCGCTTGCATAGAGCACTCCTAGTTATCGCGTCCCTTTGAGCTCACGCCTCAGTCTCTGCATTTCGGAAATCGTCTCGTCCAACTTGTCGAGCGCCATCTGCCGGACCTCAACACCTGAGATCACCCGTGCATCCATAGCCTCGGCCAGAGCTCTCGTTGGCTCCAGCGAGCCGGTTACATGCTGTATGGCGAATATATAAAAGGTTGGAATGGGGTATTCGACGGGCTTGGAAAGATAGTGGTTGAACATGTGGATGGAGAGTTTCTTGTTCTTGTCCGAGCAGCCGTAATATCTATTGATGCCGTCAACGACCTGCTCCCGGCTCATCTTGCCCTGACGGATCGCCTTCTTTATGGCGGCCGCGATCTCGATGCATGCCTCTTCCCAGCTTTCCATGTTCTTTGGGCATCGAGTGTCGCTGCAGGCTTCCAGAATCTCTTCCCTGGCCTTGCCCTGCTTGGCGTTGTAAAAGTAGTAGTCCGGCCAAAGCCGATTTTTGTCCTCGCCCAGGGCCTCGGCCACCGCGCTCCTGAGCTTGTCCGAGCCGAGGTTGTAATAAATCAGCTGGCTCACCGCCTGCTTGCTGTATCCATGCTTCCTGGCGATGGAGCGCTGAGTCACGCGCTTAAGGGCGAAAAGGGCCAGGATTTCGTTTGATTTCATGGGGTGACTCCTTCGTTGTTGGTTCCTCGTGGGTCTAAATTGAAGCTCCGACTTAGTCAGTTCTATTTATATACCCGTAGACGCATGCTTGTCAATTAAAAAATAGCTTGTGGGGATAATTTTCTTATGGCCTATGGCACTCGGTTAAGACAATACCGAAAATCTGGTGGATTAAAATCTACAGAACTTTCTAATATAATTGGAATATCGCAAGGAAGCCTATCTGACTTGGAGAATGAGAAAAGCAAGCCTTCTGCCGATACCTTGAGCGCTCTTGATCGCAATACCAATATAAATATAAGGTGGCTCCTCACAGGTGAGGGCGAGATGAAAAGGCAACAACCGGGCTCCCTTCTCATCCTCAACCGGACCGAGGAGGCGGTAATCCGTACCTTGCGTTTTCTTGGCCCGGATTATGCGCAGGACGTGTATTTCTCTCTCAGGAAACAGGCCCAGCGAGAGGCGAGGGAGAGAAAGCTGAAGGGCAGCGACCTGGAGGATCTGGAAAGCGCCTTGGACGTATTGGGCAAGGCTGCCATTGAATAGCGCGCTAGATTTTGAATGGAAAACGTAGAAAAGAAGAGCATCTTGCCGCTAATAGGAGAATGGCTCTCGCTCTCATGATATTTTGCTGAAGCTTCTCATTGACAAAGCTACTTTATTTCGCGGTTTTTTTCATTTTTGAGCGCCGATTGGCGTGTCCGACTTAATTTTTTGGTGATTTGATTTTTACTAATTACATTGGTCTGTTAACCCTGTTTTTGCAATGTCCGATTTTTTGTCCGACGTTCTTTAAACGTGCTACACAGGAATTCCCTAGAAATTGAAGGAGGATCTCACCGAAAGAAGCTCCCCTGGCGGCTATTCATTTTTGCCCGCATCTCATTTCTGCCTAGCTTTATTCGAGACCATTTCCAAAAAATCCCCTCAAAATGGCCCAAAAATCTCAAATTAAAAACGCCGCCTCCCAGCGCCGCCCTAATTTTCATTTCCCGATAACCACGCCTCTTTACGCCCACCCTCGCCACTCCCCGACACCTCTCGACCTTTTCCGAAACCATTTGCATACTGATACAAGATCAGCCATCAGCAGA